TTATACTGTGACGAGTTTGCATTTGTTAATCCTAGTATAGCAGATGAATTTTGGACTTCTATTTCTCCTACACTAGCAACAGGTGGTCGTGCTATTATAACAAGTACTCCTAACTCAGATGAAGATACGTTTGCAACTATATGGAAACAGGCAGAACAAAAATTTGACGAACACGGTAATGAGAGTGATATTGGTATAAACGGTTTTCACAGTTTTACATGTGCATGGGACGAACATCCTGATAGAGACGATGAATGGCGTGATGCTGAAATAGGCAGAATAGGAGAAGAACGTTTTCGTAGAGAATATGGTTGTGAATTTTTAGTATTTGACGAAACCCTTATTAGCAGTATACATTTAGCAAGTATGGAACCTAACACTGTGCTGATGAACATGGGTCAGACAAGATGGTATAAAAATATTAAAAAAGATTCAACATATGTAGTTGGATTAGATCCTGCTATGGGCACTGGAGGTGATTTCGCCGCAATACAAGTATTTGAATTACCAGAATATAAACAGGTAGGCGAATGGCGACACAATACAACGCCTATTCCTGGACAAGTTAGAGTACTAAAAGATATTTGTGATTACATACAAGGTAGAACACAAACTCCAAACAGCATATACTGGAGTATAGAAAATAACAGTATAGGAGAAGCGGCATTATTAGTAATCAATGATTTTGGCGAAGAAAATATACCCGGTATGTTTGTAAGCGAACCTATCCGTAAAGGGCACGTACGAAAATTTAGAAAGGGCTTTAACACAACACATTCTACAAAAATAAGTGCTTGTGCAAAGATGAAAACACTTATAGAGAATGATAAAATGGAGATATCTTCTGCGCCTTTGATATCTGAACTAAAAGCATTTGTAGCAACAGGTTCTAGTTTCAAAGCTAAAACAGGAGAAACAGATGATTTAGTATCTGCATTACTTTTAGTAATAAGAATAATGAATGTTTTACGAGATTGGGATCCTAGGATATATAATACATTTAAAAGCATGGATACACAAGAAGATTATACACCACCAATGCCTATCTTCGTTAGCACCAACTATTGATAAATACTTATATGAAAAACCTTGAAGTTATAAGCGAAGAATTATTTAATAAAGTTAGAGGGCGTTTTCCCACCGTTACTATTGGAAACAGTGAAGGCGTTGTTACTAATGAGCCAAAAGAGGCAAGATTTTTTGATTTTGACTTTAAAGAAGGTGCAAAATCTTTAGGCAAAGTAAGTTTAAGTTTAGATGAAAAAAGCATCAGTGTCTTATACAGCAATAATTTTGTTGAAGGTCAAGATGCTATTACCAAAAGAAAATGGTATGATTTTTTAAAAGAACTTAGATATTTTGCTAAAAAAAGATTATTAAACTTTGACACAAGGGATATAACTAAAAGTAATTTAGATAAAAGAGACTACAAATTTTTAGCACAAAATAAATCCGGAGAGGAAACAATGACCGAATCAACTTTGTATGGAACAAGCAGAACTAGCTATCAGGATATAGGCACTGCAAGGGTGGCTTTAAAACATAGCAAAGCTGTAAATACTGAACTTGCAAGTGGCCGCACTCAACATGTTGAGTCTATCTACATAGAAAGTTCAGAGGGAGAAAGATTTAAATATCCGTTTAAACATCTAAACGGCGCAAGAGCAATGGCAAGACACGTTGCTGAAGGCGGAAAAGTTTATGACGATTTTGGTAAACATATTACAGGATTGTCAGAAGAGCTATACAAATTAAAAAAATTTAAAAGCTATATGAACCGTTCAGGCGTAATGGCTGAAGGTCTAGCACAATACATGGACATAATCAACAGTAGAGTAAATTCGGTCAAAAAAACTGTTGAGTCTTTGCAAAAAACTAAACCTTACAAAGAAATGCTAGAAAATTTTGAAGTAACAGAAAAGAAAGAAGTTCCTCAAGATGTGGCAGAAAATTGGATTGATCAACTTACTATCAAACAATTCAATGAAGAGTTAAAAGATGTATTTCCATACATATACAATCTTGTTAACGAAGAAACACAGGTTGAAGAAATAGGACCAGAAGATATTGATAATGCAGTTGAAAGCCAAGAAGACAATGATAAAGAAATACATGACGATTTTAATACTTTCGAAGAATGGGCAGAAGAAACAGTTGATTCAGCATTAGAAGAAAATGAACAAAGATGTTGTGGCGACTGCGGTTGCATTGAATATAGAGCAGATCCTAAATGTCACTGTGAGCATGATAGTGGTGATCATAGCGGAAGCCATTGGATGCCAGTTAGCCAATATCACCAACAAATGGAAATGGGTGAAACTGACGAAGGCAACAAGTTTACAATGGCATTGAAAAAAGCCAAAGATAACGATGACGATGAAATGGATGTAGACGGCAAGAAGATTCCGGTAACAGAATTTATTCTTTCTATGTATGATAGAGAAAATGGACAGTTTCCAAAAGGTGAAACAGCAGTGCTAACAGCAGTTGAAAAAGACTACGGTGAGCAGTATATTGCTCCTGCCAAGCAATTCATAGAAGCTATACATGCAAAGTTTGAAGAGTTTCACGGTTATAAAGATCCGGAAATAATGGACAATCAGGCACCAGAAGAGCTTGAAGATATCAGACATCTAGCAGGAATATAAAAAAAATTCAAGAATTTAGCAGAAAAAGGTTGACTTCTGCTATATAATTGTGTAGTATGTATAATATGTGCTACACAAACAGGCACAAAGCTAAGGCAATTTATAAAGGAGGCATATTATGGCATCATTAGCTGAAATTAGAGCAAAGCTCAAAGAGCAAGAGTCACGTACAGGTGGCAATTCAACAGGCGGCGGCGACAACGCAATTTACCCATTCTGGAATATAAAAGAAGGTGAGAGTGCAACACTCCGTTTCCTTCCTGATGGAGACGAATCAAATACGTTCTTTTGGAAAGAGCGTCTTATGATTAAACTTCCATTTTCTGGAATCAAAGGACAGACAGACAGTCGTCCTGTTCAAGTACAAGTTCCTTGTATGGAAATGTATGGAGACAACTGTTCAATTCTTAACGAAGTTAGGGGTTGGTTTAAAGATCCAAGTCTTGAAGATATGGGTCGTAAGTATTGGAAAAAGCGTTCTTATCTTTTCCAAGGATTTGTAGTAGAAAATCCTTTAACTGAGGATACTACTCCTGAAAATCCAATTAGACGTTTTATAATTGGTCCACAAATCTTCCAAATCATTAAACAGGCTCTTATGGATCCTGATATGGAAGAACTTCCAACAGATTACACTAATGGTGTAGACTTTAGATTAAACAAAACATCTAAGGGCGGTTATGCAGACTATTCTACATCTAATTGGGCTCGTAGAGAGCGTCCATTAGGTGATTCAGAAATGAATGCAGTAAACACTAACGGATTGTTTAATCTAAATGATTTCCTTCCTAAAAAACCAAGTGAAGTTGAAATTAAAGTAATGCAGGAGATGTTCGAAGCATCAGTTGACGGACAACCATATGATGAAGATAAATTTAGTCAATATTTTCGTCCAGCTGGCATGAGTGCTAGAACTGGTGATCCTAATACTGCTTCAACTAATGGAACTGCTACTTCAATGACTGAAGAAGCAAAACCTAAAGCAGTAGATGAAACTACAACAACTGCAACGACTGAAACTGTAGAAGTAAAAGAACCAGTAGCTGAAGAAGCTAAAGCTAGTGGTGACGCTACAGATATTCTTGCAATGATCAGAGCAAGACAAAGTCAATAAACTAATAAGCCCAGTGCGAAATCGGAATAGAGATTCACGGTTTACCTGTCAACATTCTAAAAGCACTGGGTTACTTTAAGAAGGAGAGATACACATATGGCGAAAGCATTTGATCCAACAAAGTTTAGAACACAACTAACGAAATCAATCACAGGCATGAGTGCAGGATTCAATGATCCAACTGATTGGATTTCTACAGGTAACTATGCACTCAACTATCTTGTATCAGGAGATTTTCATAAAGGCGTTCCGCTAGGCAAAGTAACAGTATTTGCAGGTGAATCTGGTGCTGGCAAATCTTACATATGTGCAGGTAACATTGTTAAAGCCGCACAGGATCAAGGTATATTTGTTGTACTAATTGATTCTGAAAATGCACTTGACGAAGCATGGTTACATGCACTTGATGTTGATACAAGTGAAAGTAAACTTCTTAAGCTGAATATGTCTATGATTGATGATGTAGCAAAAACAATATCAACTTTCATGGCAGACTACAAAGCAATGGAAGAAGATGAACGACCTAAAGTATTGTTTGTAATTGATAGTTTAGGTATGCTACTTACACCTACAGATGTTGATCAGTTTAATAAAGGTGATATGAAAGGCGATATGGGTCGTAAGCCTAAAGCCCTTACATCACTAGTACGTAATACTGTAAACATGATTGGTTCGCATAACGTAGGACTTGTATGTACTAACCATACATATGCATCGCAAGATATGTTTGACCCAGACGATAAGATATCGGGCGGACAAGGTTTTATCTATGCATCATCTATTGTAGTTGCAATGAAAAAATTAAAACTAAAAGAAGATGAAGCAGGTAATAAGATTAGCGAAGTACGTGGTATTCGTGCAGGTTGTAAGGTTATGAAAACAAGATATGCAAAACCTTTTGAAGGTGTGCAGGTTAAGATTCCTTACGAAACTGGCATGGATCCGTACAGTGGACTTGTTGATATGTTTGAAAAACAAGGACTACTTGTAAAAGACGGCAACAGACTCAAGTACATAAACTCTGCAGGAGAAGAAACTAAAGAGTATAGAAAAAATTGGACTGGAGAATTGTTAGATAAAGTAATGAAAGATTACGCCGAAAAAGATACTTCTGTGGTAAATATCCCTGATAGTGAACCGCAGGAGGACTAATAATGGAAGAATCGCAAATAGTCGATATCTGGACCGTGTTTAAAGATAGTATAGATAAAAAAAATATTGAAGTGGTTGCTGAAAGATATGTTGAAGTTTGTGCAGACTTTGGTGCTAACGATGAAGCATTTCGATCTGCATTAGGAAACTGTAATCACTTAGATGATGCAATTTCTTACTATCTTGACATGGATAACGAAGATGATTATGATGATCCATGGGACGATGATTAATGGGCTGGTATAGCGAAGTAAGTCGAGATGTAAATAAGATTCCACAAGCAATTCAACATTTTGAATCTGAGTTGATAGATGCTAGAAAGGAAATTAAACTTACAGGTAATCTTGAAAAATCTGCTTCTGCTATGCCAGGCATTGTTGAACACAGATTTAATCAATTACAAGAAATTGAAGCTATTCTTAATTATCTAAATATTGAACTACGCAGACTACGTAGTTCATTTTTCAAAAAATATCTTGAAAATTATCAACGTGCATTAAGCAGTAGAGATGTTGAGAAATATGTAGACGGCGAAGCTGACGTAGTCGACTATGAAAAGATTATAAACGAGTTTGCACTGCTACGTAATAAATGGTTAGGAGTCTTAAAAGCATTGGACCAAAAGCAATGGCAGATAACTAATATTACAAAGTTAAGAGTAGCAGGTATGGAAGATGCAACCTTGTAATATTTTAATTGGATGTGATCAAAGCTATTATGAACAGTGGGCAATCAACCTAATTAAAAGCATACGACATTTTAATCCTTTTGTACAATGCCATGTTCATATAGTAAATCCTGGTAACTACCAAAAAATTCCTAACGTAGAATATACTACTGAGAATATTAATTTTCCAAACGAAGATGTACGTATAGGTTATTTACAATCAGTTAGATTTTTAAAGGTAGCTGAAAAATTTTCTGATAAAGATCTAGTAATGACATTAGATGCGGACACTATTTGCACTAGATCTTTTACCCCTAATGATTTTATTCAAACTGCAAATAAAATTACATGTCTAAGACATTTGAAAGATCATCATTGGTTGGCAGGAATGGTAACGTTTGGACAAAAAGGATTCAAAAAAGAATTTAGAAAACTTTTAATGGAGAAACCAATTGAAGATTGGAAGCCATTTCATGACCAAGAAGTATTAGATACTTTATCAACGAAATACAAATTTAATGAACAACCTCGCACTTTATTTTGGATGAGTATTGGAAAGAATGGGAATAGCAGTGTATTTCTCACACTTAAAGGCAACCAAAAAACAAAAGATAAGTATTTAAAAATATACAATAGTTTTATTGTATAGAAGGAAAATTTATGCCAAGAAGTAGTAATGAAGGTAAAGCTCAAATAAAAGGTTGGGTGGAACAAGTCCATATTAAACATAAAAAAATTGTAGATGTAGCTACAGGACAAGGTACATACAAGGATATGTTTAGTGACTTAGAAGTGTTTAAAGATTGTGTATGGCACGGTATTGAAATATGGCCTAGGTGGATTAGAAAATTCAATCTTAAAGAAAAATACAATTACTTGTACGAAGCAGATGTAAGAACTTTTGATTATGCAAGTAAAGGTCCTTTTGATGTTGCATTTGTAGGTGACGTGTTAGAACATATGACTAAAGAAGAGTCTATTGCTTTAGTTGACAAATTACTGACATCTGTAGATACAATATTTGTTAGCATTCCTATAGTGTATATGCCGCAAGGTGCTGATGGTGGTAATCCATATGAGGTGCATGTAAAGCCAGATTGGTCCCACGAAGAGGTACTAGAAACTTTTCCATTTATAAAAGAATCTTGGGCAGGTAAAAAGATAGGCGTATACAAGATTTCAAAAACATAGCCTAACTAAAAAATTACAAATAAGTATTAATATGACTGCATATCTTAATACTATTGTCTTGGTTACAGGTGGTTTTGATCCTATACATTCTGGGCACATCAGTTTATTAAATGAAGCAAAAAAATTAGGCAACAAACTTATTGTTGGTGTAAACTCCGATGATTGGTTGACACGTAAGAAAGGTCAACCCTTTATGCCTTTGAGTGAACGTAGGCTTATCCTTGAAAATTTATCTGTAGTAGATGAAGTAATTGAATTTGATGATGCAGATGATACTGCTATTAGTGCTATAGAAAAAGTTTGGGAAATGGTAAATTATGATCAAGACACACAATTAATTTTTGCTAATGGGGGAGACAGGAAAAAAGGAAGTGTGCCTGAAGAATCGTTTTATTATGATGATGGTAATTCAGATAGTTTATTGTTTAAAAACACATCTTTTGCTTATTCAGTAGGTGGTGATACAAAAGCAAATTCATCTAGTTGGATTTTACAAGAATGGAAAGAACCTAAAACTAAACGTGAATGGGGGTATTACAGAGTTTTACATGAAAATGGTCCTGAAGTTAAAGTCAAAGAATTAACAGTTGATCCTGGTAAAAGACTAAGTATGCAGAGACATGAACAAAGAGCAGAACATTGGTTTGTTGCAGAAGGAATTGCAACTGTATACGGATTAGATGTTGCTACAGACATAACTAAGGTAACATATGAGCGTCATAAATCTTTACATATTAACAAAAGTGAATGGCATATGTTAGCTAATGAAACAAAAAAAAAAAAAGCCGTTAAAAGTTGTAGAAATACAATACGGTGAGAATTGCGTGGAGGAAGACATTGAGCGGAAACTTTGAAAAAGGAGAATCATTTCCTTCTTTAATGAAGATATTTGTAGGATATGATAGTAGAGAAGACATAGCTTTTAAGACTTGTAAACAGAGTATTTTAGATGCATCTAAATATCCAAATAGTGTAGAAGTAATACCATTAAAAATAGACGACTTGAGAAAGTCCGGAATATATGAAAGAGAAGAAGATAAATTAGGCTCAACAGAATTTACATTTACACGTTTCCTAGTTCCGCATTTAATGAATTACAAAGGTTGGGCAGTATTTTGTGATTGTGATTTTATATTTAGAGAAGACATAAGAGCTTTATTTCAAATGGCTGATCCACGCTATGCAGTGATGTGTGTTAAACATGATTACAAACCTAATGCAGGAACTAAAATGGATGGTAAAGAACAACATCATTATCCTAGAAAGAATTGGTCCAGCATGGTTTTATGGAATTGTGGGCATGAATCAAATAAAATTATTACAAAAGATTTAATCAATGATAAGGAAAAGACTGGAGCATACTTTCATAGATTTAGCTGGCTGAAAGATGAGGAAATTGGAGAGATAAGTCATATATGGAATTGGTTAGTTGGTTGGTATAAAGAACCAGATGATGGTACACCTTGTGCAATACATTACACAGAAGGAGGACCTTGGTTCAAAAATTATGCAAGATGCGAATACTCAGGCGACTGGTATATTGCACGGGACAGTTATCAAAAACAAAAAGGTGATAATGAAAAACATAAACTTACGCCCAAGACATGGAACCTAAATGAAGAAAAAGAAGACATTCTAAAATCTGTTTTAAATTATATGGTTGACCCACAAGCTAAGTATTATACAGATAATACTTGGAATAACATAACAGAAAGAGTACAAAAATTGATGGGAAAAGTTGTTGCAATAGATACTAGCGAAGCGAATTTTGCCGCTAAAGGTTTAGTGTACGATCCAATCTTAGAAAACTTTGTTATGGGTAGTAACGGAACAATAGATGAATACTCTGCCCATAGAGATGATGATGCACCATTAGTTATGCGTGGCGTAGGTGGAGGTAGTAGAAAAGCCATTGTCAGATGTTGGGATAGCGGTCGTACTTTTTATACAATAGATACAGGATACTTTGGAAATTTTAAAAACAAATGGCTACATAGAGTAACAAAAAATAATTTACAATATACTGGACCAATTATAGAGCGTCCAATGGACCGTGCTAAAAAACATGGATATAGATATCGTAAGTTTGTTCCTGGTAGAAAAATTTTACTTTGTCCGCCTAGTGATAAAGTAATGAACTTATTTAAACAACCAACTCCAGAACAATGGGTTGAAAATGTAAAAGCAGAATTAAAAAAATATACTGACAGACCTATCGAAGTTAGGTTAAAACCAAATAGAACTGAAAGAGTAAGTACAAATACTATCCAAGCGGCACTGAATGATGATGTCCATTGTTTAATTACATACAATAGTATTGCGGCTGTAGAAGCATTAATGGAAGGCAAGCCTGCTATTGTATTAGGTAGTAACGCGGCATCTGCTATAGCTGAAACTAAATTGCATAGAATAGAAAACTTAGAACTTCCAGGTCGAGAAGAAGTAGAGGCATTCTTTGCACACTTGGCATACTGCCAATTTGACGTAAACGAATTAAGATCAGGTTTTGCTTGGAGGACTGTAAATGAAACTGCAAGTGGTAAGTTACCACAGTGGAATTCCAAAAATAAATAGAAGCCAAGAAAAGTTTGACATACTTTTCAATTATATTGCAGGTGTAAATGCAAAAGGCGATACAGGAATAAATCACACAGG